GGCAATAGCTTTAAGTTCATCAGCAAGACTGACTCTGGCATCGGCAATAACACGTTCTTCAAGTGCTAATGTGCGTTCTTCAGCTTCACTAATTGGTATGTCAGCAAGTTTCTTTTCAATATTTTCTTTACGTTTTTCGGCAATAACAATACGTTCTTCGGCAATAACTTTAGCTCTTGTTGTTAATTTAATTTCTTCATCTAAGGCTTTAGCTTCTTCAATGTTACCACTTCTTGAAGCATCAGATCTACGTTTTTCTAAATTAGCAATTTTTTCTTCAGCTGTTCTACGTGTACGAACAGCATTAACTTGTTCTTCTTCTGCAACTTTTTTCTCTTCCATAATAATTCTTTTTTCTTCAGCAGTAGCGCGACGACTGACTCTACCAGCACGTTCTTCAGAAGTTAATTCTTTAGCTTTTAATATTTCTAATTTTGCTTCAAGTTCAACTTTTGCTTTTCTAGCTTTTTCAGCATCTGCACCAGAGAATGCGCCAGATATTCTGTCGTCTAACTTTTTAATTTCTTTTTTAGTTTCTTCAACTGGGTCAGAAGCTTTACGTCTTTTTTCGTCTAAACGAGATAAAATTTTTTCACGTTCTGCTTCTTCGTGTGTTTTTTTAGATTTAGGAGAAGATACTGATTCTCTTCTTTTAAGTTGTCTTTGTTTAATTAATTCATTAATGTCAGTATCTAAGTCTAATGTAAAAGGATCATTATTTGCGAAACCTTCTGTTTTTTTAAGAAATAGACAATCAAGGCAAACAAAACCAACTGTAATAATAGCTAAAAGAAGCATTAAATCTTTATTAGCTAATTGAACAGATGGAATCATTTTTAAAATTGCATAAACAAGACCACCAACTATAATGTATTTAACTATATCCTTTGTGGAAAATAATGAATCGTTCATTTATATAACATATTAGATATTTTTTTTATATTTTAAATAACTTTTCCCACATACTATTTAATTATTTTTTTTATTATAAAACACAATTAAAACTAAAATAACAATAATTAAAATCAAGTTTAGCGAATACATAATAAATAGTAAAGAAACATATGGGTAAATTCTATCTGCAAAATTAGCAAAAATTGGTGCAATAACATCATTTTCTAATTTTGTTTTATTTTCTGGTTTGTTTATTTCTAGTACAAGTTTTGAAATAAAATCTTTTGTTATTTTATCAATCATTAAAAAAATAAAGAATTAAATATTTTTTCCAACTCAGTCAATATTCTTAAAGATAAAATTACAATTGGTGTCAATATTTGAACCCTTTTATCCAACGCTAACTGTTTTAATTAATAAAATTACTTATACCATTAATATCAATAAACAAGAAAACTAAATAATTCAAAGGTTATAAAAACAAATATAAAAATTGAAATAATTTTTTCCAATTTTATTTTTAATTAATATTAATGTTAACAATAACTGATAACGCAATAATTTACAAACTTGGTCGTAATGCCAAGGAAAACTTTGAACTAATTGATGATGCTCAAGATGCTAATCCTGATTATTGGTGGTTTCATTTGGATTCACATCCATCGGGACATTGTGTGATATACAGTTCGGATATTACAAATCAAATGGTAGCAATCGCAGCAAATTTAGTAAAACAGTATTCAAAATTAAAAGCTGATAAAAAGGTTAAAATTGTGTATACTCAAATTAAAAATGTAACCAAAACAAAAACACTCGGACAAGTTTTACTAACTGGTTCATCAAAGACAATTTCAATATAGCCTCATCGAGACGTATATGTTCTTTTGGAACTATAAAAATGCCCAATAAATTTTAGTTTAAATTTGATAGAAATCAAGTTTAAATTAATTTAATAAAACTGTTTCTTTAAAAAAATTTGATAATAAAATATGTTATAAAGGTTTTCTAATATATAACAATAAGAAATGTCTATAAATCCTGCATATTATAGTGAAGATGTAAAAAAAATCGAAAAGATAGAGTTTAGTGTTTTTAGAAATAAAGACGTCAAACAATATTCTGCTGTAAGCGGAGACCCTTTTGGGATAGACTTGGCCGAATCTTATGAAAACTATGAACCTAAAAAAGGCGGTTTAGTTGATTTGCGTATGGGTACATGTGATATATATTTACCATGTGCTACTTGTGGGCAAAATTCAATTGACTGCCCTGGTCATTTTGGTCATACCGAGTTAGCCAGTCCAGTTTTCCACTTTGGTTTTTTGAATCACCTTAAAAATATTCTTCAATGTGTTTGCTTAAAATGTTCTAACTTACTGGTAGAAAAATCTGACGTACAATTTAAGAAAGCATTAAATAAACGTGCTGAAGCCAGATTTAAGGAAATGAAAATTCTAACTAAAAATGTTAACTATTGTTATCATTGTGGTGTTCCAGTACCTAAGATTAAACGTGAAGTTAAAGATAATGGTTCAATTAAGATTATGATTGAACGTGACGTAAATACTGGTTCTGGACAAGAAAAGGAAGAAATTGCCAATACAGTAAAAAATAAGATTAAAGAATCTCTAAGTCCTAGAGACTGTTATAATATTCTACGTAATGTATCTGAAAATGATTGTTACTTACTTGGTTTCAATCCTAAAATGCAAAGACCAGAAGATTTGATTATTGAAAAATTTCCAATCCCTCCTGTTGATATTCGTCCAACTGCTAAGGTTGATTTTATGTCTTCAGCAACAATGGAAAATGCATTGACCCTAAAAATTTCAGATATTGTTACTGCAAACAAACGTGTAAGACAACAAATGGAAAAAGAAACAGTATCAAATGAATTATCCACTTATTCTCAAGATATATTTAACTTGCTACAGTATCATGTGGCAACATATTTTGATAACGAATCAGTCAGTTTACCAAGAACCGAATTCAAAACTGGCGGTCGTCCTACTAAATCAATTAGTGACCGCATTAAAGGTAAAGCTGGTCGTGTAAGAAGTAATCTCATGGGTAAATTTTGCTCAAAACAGGTAGCTGCCTAAATGGTTGGTGTTAACACCATTTAGGGAAAACAGTGTAATAACACCTTTAAATATAACTACCTAGTCCCAATAATTAATTGGGGCAACATTGTCAAATTGCGGGAAACTCTAATTCGCAAACGCGATTAATATTAACATACTATAACTGTATTGAAAAATTCAGTTAAACATGCGCAGAAAAAGCGTATGAAGCATTTTAAAGAATAATTAACATAAAGGTTAATGAAATTTTTAGTATATAAAATAACAAATACTGAAAACAATAAAATTTATATTGGAAAGACAAAAGAATACTATGGTGAAAAGTACTTTGGAATTGAAGGAAGACTTAGTAACCATTTAACTTGTGCTTTTACGAAGTCAAAGTTTAATGACTGTCCAAGACTGTATAATGCTATAAGAAAATACGGTAAGGATAAATTTAAAATTGAACTTTTAGAAGAATCAACAGAAGATAACATTGATTCCAGAGAAATATATTACATTAATTTGTATAATTCAACAGATGATAATGTTGGATATAATATTGCTCTTGGAGGTGGTGGCAGATCAGTTGTTAATGTTGGTGAAGATATTAGAATAAAAATATCAAAAGCACAAACAAAAGAAGGCGAACTTAATATCAAACCTTATTTGAATGATGATAAAGTCCATACTGGGTATTTTGCAAGAAGAAGAGAAAATGGTAAAGTATTTCAAAAATATTTTACAAGTCAAAAATTTACTCTTGAAGAAAATCTTGCAAAAGCAAAAGAATGGATTGAAAATATTAAAACAAATAAAGATGATAATGCCTTAAAGTATAATAAAACTAGTGACCTACCAAAGAACATAAACTATATTCGTGATGAAAATGATAAAACAAAAATTATTGGATATAGAGTTGATGTTCTTAAAAATGGTGTTAAAACTACTAGGTCTTTCCAATCAAAACTCTTTAGTCTTGAAGAACTATTAGCTAAAGCTATAGAGTGTAAAACCCAAATATTAAATGCTTAAGTAATAATGTTAATATTATCCGGGAAACCGGTATTAGATAATCCGCAGCCAAGTTCCTAAGTTTATATAATTATAAATATGGAAAAGGTTCAGAGACTAGATGGCAGTGGGTCTAACAAATGTAAATTTGTTGGGCTTAAGGTATAGTCCGAATAGTTTACAAACCTAAACACAATAGTGCATGGTTAAAACTATATCGAAAAGAGTAGACTTCTCGGGTCGTACGGTTATTACATCGGACCCATATATTGATATCGACCAAGTTGGTATCCCAAAGAAAATGGCTATGGAATTAACTATTCCAGAAGAAGTAACCCCATACAATATTAAATATTTAACCGGGTTAGTTAAAAATGGTCGTGATGTTTATCCTGGTGCAAACTTTGTACTTAGAATTAACTTTCGCGACGGCAAGCCAGAAATACAAAAGATTGACCTCAAATATCGTAAGAAAGCTATTAGACTCAATCTAGGTGACATTGTAGAGAGACATTCAGTTGACGGAGATTACGTACTTTTCAACCGTCAACCAACACTCCACAAACCCTCTATGATGGGTCACAAGATACAAGTTATTGATAATGACGAACTGAATACATTTAGAATGTCGGTGTCTGTATGCAAACCATACAACGCTGATTTTGACGGCGATAAACTCGATGGTTTTACATCTTGTCGCCAACAGGTGAATGCCTACGTGTGTTGTGTATGATACCACATAGGGAAAACATTGTAACGTACACTTTTAATATAATCACCTAGTGCTTGCATTATTTAATAGTAATGTGAGTGCGAGATTTTCAAATTGTTCGGGAACACCATAAAGCCTTATTCAACAAACCCAGTAATGAAAATTATTGGAGGAGGCGCGTAATAGCGCTTAAAGACAAATTATTATTATTTATATAATGGAACTAGAAAAAATTTACGACACTCTTGATGGAGTTAAAGGGCATATTTATAAAATAACATGTGAAAAAACTAATAAAGTATATGTTGGTCAAACATATTCACACATTAAAAATCATGGTAAATATAGACCAGCAGGCTATTTAAAGCGTTTTGCTGGGCATATTTCAGAAGCAGTTACTAATACCAAACAAAAGCAATGTACTTATTTGAACAATGCAATTAGAAAGTATGGTAAAGATAGTTTTAAGTGTGAATTAATTTTTGAATGTGAGTTAGATGAACTTGATGAATATGAACAAATGTGTATTAAAGAATACAATAGTTTATATCCAACAGGTTATAATTTAACAAACGGTGGTAAAGGCGCATTTTATGTTGCCAAAATTAAAAACGAAGATGCTTCTGATAAACCAGAAGAACCGTATAAACATTCTGATACCACAAAAGCAAAAATTAAACAAAGACTAAAAGATATATTGTCATCCGAAGTTAAACGTCAAGAACGTAGCGATAAATGTAAGATACAACATATGAAAGCTAGACTTGACAAATATAAAAATATTATAATTGATGACGATATAACAAAATACATATACCCTATTATTAAAAAAGGTACTACTACTGTTTACAAATATGAAGTAAGAATAAATGGTATTGTAACAGCATTTTTTGATAATGGTAAATCAGATATAACTATTTTATATGCAAATGCCGTAGATTTTTTAAATAAACTAAAAGAACAAAATAATAATGTCTAATGTAAAATTGAATAGGATAAGCGAAAGCGAAATTGGTTACCCGCAGCCAAGTCCCTAAACTTAAATAAAATTAAGCATGGGAAAGGTTCAGAGACTAAACGGAAATCGGTCATAATTAATATGGCTTAAGATATAGTCCACTAGTCCAGTGAAAACTGGAATGTAAGTTTTCTTAAAAATGATCTCCTAAAAAATATTTATTATTTCACGGAGACCGGAAAATGTCATGGAGATGAACATCCACTTAGCACAATCAATCCAAGCAAGAAATGAACTCAAACGTATAGCAAACGTACAATACCAAATTGTTGGTGTAAAAGATTCAAGTCCAATTATCGGTTGTCAACAAGATACCTTATCAGGTGCCTACATGTTGACAGAACCAAATGTAAGACTTAAGGGTTGGGAAGTAGCAAACATTCTTTGTAATACTACTTCTGACACCAAGTTCGCAATTGAAATGGACAAAGAATACACTGGACACGAAGTATTCTCACATATTATCCCAGTAGGTATTAACAATACTAAAAAATCAGGAGATAAAATCACTTTGCAAATTACCAACGGGAAATTAATAGCAGGTTACTTAGATAAGTCTTCCCTCAGTTTTGCAAAGAACTCAATTATTCACTTTATTTGGGACAAATACGGACCAAATAAAACCAGAAGATTTATTGATGATTCCCAACGATTAGCATTAGCTTATCTTAATTATCGTGGATTTACTTTTGGTATAAAAGATTGTCTATCTGATGTGAAAGTAGATAAACAGATAAAACAAATGGTAAGTAATAAAATATTAGAATATAATATATCATTAACACAATATGAAAATGAAACTGATCAAATAAGTACATCAATTGTAGAAACTA